CGCAAGGCTTGCAAGAGAAATATACCAAGATCCGAATTTCTGTCAAAACAGAGTGCTACTGATCCAAATTCCAAAAACAATACCAAAGGTGGCATGTCTTCAGACATTCGGGACAATTGTGAGAGTCGTTACTCTCACTCATCGTCGGTGGCGTCCGTGCCGTCGGTGACAATCACTCAACGGACGACCGCCCTGGTTCGTGGATTCGGGTTAGTACTAGCACATCACAGTGCCGGTCAACCGATCCTTGATGCTCTTGATTCTCAATTGCATCAGTATCTGGATACTTCCGTGAATGAGATGGTTTGGCTTAAGCGAGCAAAGTTTGTCGCTACCTACCCTCTCAGTAAGTATCTCAGAAACGAACCCCCTCCCAGTCCGGATGTGGTATTCAAACCAACCGGACTCCTGCGAAGTTGGATGAAGCCTCGGCTATCCTTCTTCAACCGTCGGAATTCACATTTATGGTATTCGTGGTTTCAGGCCAAAAGGTCTGCTCTTCCTGTTTCGGAAGAGGTCATCGGTAAGACGTATGACAACCACTTTGCCACATTGACCAAGGTCGATCCTGTCGACTTCAACATCATGGATGAAATCTTTGATGATCCATGTTTCAAGTATCTTTTAAAAAAGGTGCGAAAGAACATGATGAAGTTACTAGACGGGATGGCTCCCTTTGAGGAGATGTCTGGCTCTAATTCTGCGTGTTTTGAACAAACGCGTGGTGCTGGAGGCCAACATTCCGAGCTCGAAGAGCTCTGTGGTCGGTGTGTGAATAGCAGTTTGTCCGACGAACTACATTCAATGTCTTGCGATCCTGTGGTTTACAGCCATGGGAAAGTTCGACACAATGTGGTTCGGGAGAACCGCATTCCGTGTGGTCGAGATGAGTGGGAAGAACTCTCATCTCTTGCAGGTGCTTGGGATTTTACCAAGCCCGTCAACTGTACGATACAGGCTGTTCTTGAACCTTTTAAGGTTCGTGTCATCTCTAAAGGTGAAGCTTTGCCGTATTACAGTTGTCGTCCTCTTCAGAAGGCTCTTCATGGTGCCCTCAAGAGGCTGGATCCCTTCCGTCTTATCGGAAGGCCCTTCTCTCCTACGGATATGATTGACTTGAAGGAAAAGTCACAATCCGGTGATCAATGGTTCTCCGTTGATTACTCAGCTGCCACAGATGGTCTCTCGTGGATCTATTCTGGTCGGATTCTTCGGAGTCTGATCAAGGATCTTCCCGATCGAGATCAGGAAGTCGCGCTCTCCGTCCTAGGACCCCATGCTCTCCACTATCCGTCGCGGAATGGAAGAACAAGGGTGTTCAAGGGCGTTCAAGAGAACGGTCAGTTGATGGGATCAATTCTTTCTTTCCCCATTCTTTGCTTAGCGAACGTTGGAGTATATCTGGCTGTTACTAGGGACTCTCAAAGAGGGTGGTCTTTCCGAGACCGTCTTCGGCATGTCCTAGTGAATGGTGATGATATGTTGTACAGCGCTCATCCAGATCTTTGGGCTAAGCATGTTCAATATGGAAAAGGGGTTGGACTCGAAATGAGTGTCGGTAAGGCATACTGCCATCGTGAGTATGCGAACATAAACTCGACCTCAATCCACTACTCTTTGGAGAGGGATAATGATGTGCCGTTTCAGATCAACTATCTGAACTCGGGCCTGTTCTACGGCCAGCACAAAGTCCAAGGAAAGATTGACCATCGTGAGAATGATGGTGGAGGAGAGGGGGATGCGGAGCTGTCTTGTAGACATGCTTCATCTGACAGGGTGAGATACCTGTTAGCCCAGTCGCATCATGAGCCTGGACCCACTGAGGGGTTGGCTGTGAATCTCAATACGGTCCTGGAGGGTTCCCTTCCTGGCCGTGAAGCTCGTCTCCTTGCGAGCTTTCTCACAACTCATAAGGATGAGTTGAGGAAAGAGTGTGCAATTGTCGCGAAGGTTGGTCGTAAGACGCACCTCGTGACTCGCAATTTGTTCCTACCACTGAGTGTGGGGGGTATGGGGGTTAATGCGCCAAAAGGTTGGGCATTCAAAACCACTCGTACAGATCAACAGATTGCGGCGGCCGTTCTCCGACAGTCGTGTGCACCGATATCAGCAGGTTTACCCTTGCCGATGTTTGATCTTTCAAAGGTCGAGCCAACGCCGTGTGCGTGGTCGAAACCTTGTTCCTCTCTCGATTTTCCTTCGTTGATCATGACGAAAGAGTACCTTTCTCTTAGAACCCTCAAGTTCTATCGGACAGGTGTGAGAAGGTTCTGTCATACGAGACTTGCCGTAGCGGTCTAGGTATGGACAGGGTGGTTCCTGGATTTGGTGGCGTCCCGGTCAAGACGTTAAAAGGAGGCCATTGGGTCAATTGACATAAACTTCCCAAAACGGTGTTGGTAGTTCTTTATACTAACTTAATAGTTCCGTGCTAAGTGTCTGCTCCGTTCATCGACGAGTAGGCTAAATGCCGAGAGACTACACGGGAGGGGATCCTATTCGCCACATTCTCATATTTGGATGAGTCACGCTGTAAGACGGAGAACGCAGGCGGTCCACTCTACCCAGAATTTCTGAGGTGTTAGAATAGATCTATCAATTGATGTATAGTCCCTCCTGTTCATGAGGGATCCAATACAATGAACAAATCCAATCCAGGAAAGGGTAAGGCCGCCCCAAAGGCCAAAGGTAAGGCTGTCGCCTCAAAGGCAGTTCGTTCCAAGACGGTTAAGGCTCCAGCTGCGATGTCAACATCACAGTTAAGTCTTGCACCAATGTTGAAGAACGGGGAGAGACAGATTCGTATCGTCCATCGAGAGTTGGTCGCATCGGTCACTGGTTCAGTCGCGTTTGCTGTAAATAGCTCCATTTCGCTGAATCCAGGACTGGTTGCGTCCTTCCCTTGGCTGAGTTCTCAGGCACAAGGGTGGGAGAGGTACCGTTTCAACCGGTTGAAGTTTTGCTACTTTACCCGGACTGGGACGGCCACACCAGGCAGTGTCATCATGTCACCAGACTATGATGCTGCAGACTCGGCACCTGTTTCCGAACAGGTTGCCTCGACGTACGAGGACACCAAGGAGGATGCTCCATGGAAGGATATTGATTGCACTTTGACTCCACAGTCATTACATGCTCTCGGTCCAACCAAGTTTATCCGTACCGGTCCTTTGAACGCTAACCAGGACATCAAGACCTATGATGCTGGTACGTTCTATCTGTCTACCGTTGATGGAACGGCTGTCAGTTGGGGGAAGTTGTGGGTGGAGTACGATGTGACTCTTTTCAATCCACAACTGAATGCTGGAGGAGGTGGGTCGTTGGCATATCAGCGCATAACTGGTGTGACTCCTACCAATACATCTCTTTTGGGTACGCAGACCCAAGTTCCTTCTTCCACAGAGACCATTGTCTCTGTATCGGGGGAAGTTGTCACGTTTAACAAGGCTGGAACCTTCCTTGTTAACCTCTCTCAGCTTTGCGCTTCCGGTGGAACATTCAATGCTCTACCTGTAATAGCGGCTGGGGGAGCCTCTGTCGGTCAGGGTATTGTTCAGACTGGTTCAGGAACCAGTTTGTTCAATACAGTCCAATTGACTGCTGTGGTCGGTACGACAATAACGTATGATCAGAGTATGACGGGGGGTACGACTGCACAACTTGTGGTCGCCCAGTTGCCAGCGGCTTCAGCTTAAGCCTTGGTCTGGCTATTGACGCGCTTGAAATCAAGCCAATATCGGTCTTTGAGGATCGAGCTTAACGAGCTCGTCCCTCCAGGTTTCAAATCCTATTGCCGTTGGTTGAACGCCCTGCTACGGTAGCGGTTAAGCAACTCCTGCGGGGTGTTGTAAGTTCGGAAAATTTCCAATGGGGATAATAGGGCCTGGACGTGCACGGTGTAAAGTGTGCATCCGACGCGTCACTGTGGATTTAGTCCACCATTCAGATGATTGAGGGTATTTGCGCCTCATGATGAATGCGTCATCTCATCCTGCTAGGAACGGCTGGAGGATACCCTTCGGATTACCGGGGTACCAGTCCTTGCCTACGTCTAGGTGAATGATGGATCATGGTATGGTAGAGCCTCTTGCGGCTACCGTGACTTCCATACCAGGAAACAATCAGGGGAGGGGTGGGTTGGGAACCAGAGGAGTATCTCTACTCTTTGATGGTTCTTGCAAGTTCTGAGCAAATTCTCAGGCCCACTCCCTCACTCTTGATTGGGGGTCGTGTAGTATTGGAGAGAATTCTGGATTATACCAGTCTAACGGCGTGAAACGTTAGTTTGGTAGAAGTTGGAATCCTT